CCTGGCTCCCTTGCGCAGCCGTGCTCCCATTCCCGCCAGAGTTTCGCCCGGTAGAGTGCCACCGATCTTGGCTCGGCCTAATCCCAAGCCTGGGCTCGCAGGACCATTGGCTGCTACAGGCGTTCCACCGCCTGCGCCACCACCAGCACCACCACCGCCTGGAGGAGTCCCGGTCTCGGGCTCAGCGCCCTCTTCCTCTGGACTCTCGGAGGCTTCCTCACCAATCGGCTCACCGTTGATCGTGTCGATCGAGACCGTGGCCGTGTTACCGGTAACGCTCTGCACCTTTCCCTCAACACTATACTGCACCGTGTCACCCTCCTCCGGCGGTACGCCGCCTTCGGAAATTGCACTGATCGGCACTTTACAGGTGTACCCACCACCAGCCTTTGGGCTAATTCCTATCGCGATTGTTGCCATAAAGATCCTAGGTTGGCGTGTAAGCTGTCTTGCTCTGCAGAACCACCCCGTTCCAGGAACTGAGACATACGGCGTTGTAAAAAGTCTTCCAAGCGTACGTGATAAATTGATTGAACGGGTTCGCCGAATCCGCTTCCGTGATCGTGTTCACCTTCGGGTTAGGCGGGTTCTCGCCCTCCAAATCCGGTACCGCAAACGCGTCCTTGCCGAACACCAGCGCCGCGATAATACCGCCCCCAGCCGTGTTTGTCCCTTCTGTGCCAGCCTGGTAACAGGAATTGGTTGTCCTTAAAACCTTGATCCCAAACAACTTACCAAGCTCGCCTTTCCAGATCTGTTCCGGTTTCTGGAACGCGCTTGCGTAAGTCCACGCGCTCCCCTGTTCCTCGACCAGGTCGCGTTCTTGTTCCGGTGAAACCACCGCGACAAAATAGCCGTCATCGAACTCTTTAGCTTTATTGATCCGCATCTCGGTCACGGTATCAATGAGGTCATCGGTCGAGAAGCGCCCCTGCTGCGCAGTAAGCGCCGTCAAGCTCGCGAAGTCCGTTGCGGTTCCGGCGTAGCGTTTGGTGAACTTGGTCGGTTCCTCAGTCGTGCCGTTGATACAGGCGTCCCGGATCAGACCGTCACACCACAACGCGGCTTCCTCGCCGAACTTGACCATAAGCGCATCGCCCGTATCCAAAAATTCGGTCTCATCGACGATATCAGATATCTGGGCGTAGCCCCCATACTGCTGGAGCGTGCGGGTAATGAACTCGAAAATCAGCTTATAAGGCGCATTCGATGGCGGCGTGCCCTCAGTCAACGTGATGACATTGGTAACGCTAGCGACCGGTGGCCGGAACATCCGAATCGTTTTAGAGCCTTGCCCTTGCGGGATCGAGGCTTTGTACGCCGGCTGATAAAGCTGCAGCTGATTGATCTGATGTGTCAGTAATTGCTTAGCAAAATAAATGCGGTACTCCGACGCTTTGTCGGTCGTCGTAACCGCTCCGTAAACTGGAGGAGGCATAAAGAAGAGTTAGGAGTGAGCATTGCTAGAACCACGGCACTCCATCGCGCTTGGCGCCTCGCTTGAGTTCTTTGCGCATGTCAGCCAGCGACAGTTTGCGAAAATCATCGAGTGATTCCACCCGGTTTCCGCTCCCGATCCTGGCCGGTGCACCACCACCAATTGAGGTTAAGCCGGTGTAGCGCTGTAGTTCGTTTTTAAGTTTGGAGTTCTCTGTCTGGAGCACCTTGTAATCTCCGTCCAGTAACTCCATTTTTGCCCGGTGATATGCGGCAACGATCCCGCGCGGGTGTTGGCGATAGATGTTGCCATCCTCGCTCCCCATAATCTCGCGCAAGCGTTTATCCAGCCTGGTCCCATCGCGCATAAACTCAGGGTCAACTTGGCTGAGCTCACGCTCGGCAGCTTCCCACTGCGCCCGATGCTCCGGTGTTCCCACCGGCGGCAACTCAACTGTGCGCTTGGCTCTTTCAGCCTGCGCCTCGGCCTCCATTGCCGAGATCTCCTTATCCGCCTTCTCAACGAGCTCGAAGTTGCCTTCCTGCTCCCATTGCCGACGGTATTTGCGGAGATCATCCAGGGTGTAATCGCGTTTGGGCTTACGAGCCTCTTCAAACTCCGCGCGTTCACGCGCAAAGATTTCCCGCTCCCTGGCAAAAGCTTCCTGCTCGGCTTTAAACGCTTTTTTCGCTTGCCGGACTTGATAATACAGGCTTGGCTTTTTCTCTTTGGCGGGGCCTTGGCTCTCCTGCCTTTGACCATTGCCGCCAGAGTCATCAACTACTGCAGTACTTGAACTCGTGTCAGTCGGCTGATTCAAGCTCACGTCATGAGTCGAACCTGCCGATCCAACAGCCGTTTGTTCTACACTCGCCGATTCCTCCGGCATATATCACTCGAGGGCTTTTTTAACCGATGGCACCGCGCCCGCCCATCCATCGCCAATCATCGGTTTTAGTTGGCGCCTTGGCGGGCTCGCTATCCTCCAGACTGCTAAAGCCTTCTTGGCTCTCCTCCTGTGCAGGGAACACACGCAGCCGATGCAAGACAGCTAATATATTCTGCATCCCTCGCGCCTCAGCATTCGCACTGACCGAATGCCGGAAAACGGCGTTGAACGTTGCGTTAGCGACAATCTGACGCAGAAATTCGAAAAGTTTTATTCCACAACTTGTCCGGCAAAACAAGTCAAAAGCGTTCCGCTCCTCCGGGGTCCAGCTAACCGCACGCACAATCGGCCGGCTTAAAACCACCCGCAGATACCATTTGAGAATCGGGTTCATAAGGCTATCACCCAAACGTCATGCTTGGAGCAGTAACTGAAGAGCGGATTTTCTTTGTGCCGCGGTCCGTTAATTATCTTCCACTCCCGAAGGCATTTTCTTCGCCTTCGTTCAACCGGTAAAACGCTCACTACCCAATCGGTGACTTTCATCCCATCGGTAATCCACCGCTCCCGTTCGGACTTCCAGCCGGCATCGGTGGACCAGCCGGCATCCCAGGCTGCGGCGGTGGCGGCGGCGCCGCCGGTCCGGGCGCTGCTCCTCCACTTGGCATCCCGGGCGGCATCCCACCAGGTGCTCCACCCATCCCAGGCGGAGGCCCGCCGCGTAAATTCGCCATAGCGCCCGCCGCCTGTTGCTGAGCTTGCGCCTGCTGCTGCATCCCTTTAAGAGTCTGCTGCACTTTCACAATAAAAGGTTGAATCTGTTGCGCGTGCTGCTTCCAGTATTGCGGATCTTGCTTGGCCGCAGCGATGTGCATTTGCATGTGCTGCATAAAGGTCTGCATCTGGGCCGGCGGAATCGGCTTGCCATTCTGCCCGCTCCACCCAATAAATCCGTCTTCAATCTGCAAATGCACCAAATGATCGTCCGGCGGCTTAACCTGCGGCAAGAACCCGTCCATCATAATGGAATTCTCGATCGCTTGCTGCTCTTGCTGGTTCGCCTGAACATCCTGCGGCTCCTGGAAGAGGTCCTTGATCCATTGCGCATCCATGAGTTCGATGATCTTCTTATCGACCTCCGGAGTGACGATCCACGGTGACCCCTGGCTGAGTTGCCGAAGTTGCATCAGCTTCTGAATCTCGCGCTCCCTCGAGTACCCGTCGACGGAACCATTCGGTCTCAACGTGTACTTGTTATCAAACGCCGCGTCATCGATGGATAACCGCTGGTTGCGCCAGAAGTAATCCAGACTTTCCCGATCGTACTGTTTCAGCAGACTCCAGCCCTGCTCGAAAATCCGCGTCATTGCACCTTTTAAGATCCGGGCCCGCAGATCGTTATTCTGCTGCATCACGTTGGTGATGACATTTGTCTCAGTCGCCGTCTTATTGCCAGTCGGCTGATTGGGGCCAGCCACACCGAAGTCAGGAATCCCCACTCGCTGCTCGGCCATCGAGCGGTTCGAATTGATCTCCTCATCAAAGGATACAGGAGGACCGGGTTGCTGGACCAGTTGCAAAACGGAATCGTAAACTGCTCCCGGCTCCCACCGAATATTCTGCGCGTTAATCGAGCCACCTTGCGTCGAGAGAACGGGACGATTGGCAATCGACATGAAATCCAGTTTCTCGTTCCAGGTCTTACACGCGCTCGCCTCATACATCTGCACCAGTTCACACACGCCCCGAGACGAATAAAACCCCCCGTCGGTCAGCTCGTAGGGAAGCAAAGTAAGCGGGACCTCTTTATGCTCGTAAGGCAGCTTGAAATCACCCCTCGCCGGCTCGTCGGGTTGTAACGGACTGAACGTCTTAACCTGGATCTGGCCATCGGTATGCCGGAGGTAAATCTCCCACAAAACGATCAAATCTTTGAGCCGCGAATAGGATAACCCTTCGGCCGTATAACGGTGCCGTTCGTATTTCTTATCCGGCTTCCCTTCGCCCGTGATCGATTCGACGTAGGTCTCATCAGCGTTAAACCCTTTAGCCTCAGCATCACGCAAATATTCTTCCTTGGAATACTGCATCACGTGCACCACCCGGTCGGCCTTCTGGAAATCAAATGTCGCCCACGGTGCCATGATGATGAAATAAGGATGAATCGACGCAAAAGCGAGTTTGTTGGCCGCCACATCCCAGTAGGTCTTGATCACCCCCATGCCGTTCTGCAGACAACTGTCGATCCCGCAGATCGTCTGTTCGCTGAAATTGCTGATCTCCCGAACCTTGTAATCGAACCATTGGGCAACCGAATCGGTGTAACTATCGCCCTGTTCCTCGAGGCTGTAGAAACTGGCCAACAGTTCCGGCCCGAAGATCCACACC